TTGAGTGGTTACTAAGTCGCATACGGTGCTACCTGGATAATGAAAAATTCCTAGCTTATCGCTAACATAATAAATTTCTGTCAGGTTTGTAGCACTAGTGCCTGCCGATAAAAGTCTTGTTGCGCTGGCCGGTTTAGAAAGCTTCACCCACCCCGCCCAGGTAAAGGTGCGGCGGTTGCCAGCAGATGCGGGGGTGCGGCTGAGATACGCCGAGTCAAGTGCATTCAGGCGGATGCTCCTGGAGATACCCCCTGCGGCGGCACCTGCAGCGCTAGTGAGCAGCAGCGGATTGACGGAACCGGGAACCAGCATCAGCTCAGGTTGGTAATCAGGGTGGCGGTGATCTGCGTGGTGGACTGCACCGCATAAATCAGGCAGTCACGAGCATTTGCAGCAGTGCTCAGAGTTGGGGCAGTGCCGCCAGTGAAGTCATACTGTGACCCATAAGCCAGCGTCCTACCACCAGTGCCATCCTGCGTGATCCAAATCGCACCGCTTTGCCCTGCTGTTAGGTTGCTTGGGTTGGCCAGTGTCCTGTTGCCGCCCAGCGTGACCGAGAAGTTGTTGGCCACCGCAAAGTCAGGCGTGATCGTTGCGCCATCAGTCAACGCCGAAATGCTGCCACGCTGCGCCGCTGTAAATGACTGCGCAAGATTCAGGCCCGCAACTGTGATCGAAGCATCAGGCAGCGTGATCGTGCGGTCTGCGGTCGGGTTGGTCACCGCCAGCGTGGTCTCGTTGCCATCGGCGCTGCTGCCCTCAAACACCAGCGAGCCAGCCGTGCCGATCTCAAGCGCACCTGTGACCGTGCCACCAGCCAGCGGCAGATAGGTGCTCGCCGCAGTCGCCGCAGTCAGCAGCCCCAAGTTGGCAGCCGTGACATCACCGACCGTGATCCATGCATTGTTTGCCGCGTTGCGCAGCTTCAGCAATGCTGGACTCACACCGGTATCAATCCACCACTGAAACGCGTAGGTCGTGGTCGGTTCGGTTGAGCCGCTGTTCTGACTGACGATCGCCGCCAGGATCGTGTTCAGCTCAGATCTGAAGTTGGCACCTGACTGGTTAGCCAGTGAGTAGTCGGTTGCCTGAGCCATTAGGTGATCTCCCGGCCGTGGCCGACCGCCAGATAATCGAAGGTCCTGCTCACTATGCTACCCCCGCTGTTCCTAAATGTGATCTGAAACCCGGTTCGCGTCACGCTCGAAACCGTGAAGTAGTCGCCCTGACTCGTATCCTGCGCAGTAATGCCGATACTTGGCGCGGCATAGAACGCCTTTGGGAACGTCGCCGTATAAGTTCCCGCACCGCTCGTAAGGTTGCGTTGGGTTTCAGTGCGCCGCTGGAACTGCGTCACAACACCAAGCTGCTCAATGATCATGTTCTGATCTGGGTTGCTGGTGGTCGCTTCGAGCTTGAACTGGAATCCTCGACCGCGCGTGGTGCCATTAACAAACGGCTGCCATAGGCCCCACGTTGGCGTGCCTGACGGGTTGTCGTTAGTGGTGCGCACATACAAGCTGGCATTGGTTGCGCTCAGATCATCGCCGTCAATGTCATCCCACAGATCGATCAGGTCCACCCGCTCATCCCAGAAAGCGCTAGGCGAGAACGCACGAGTCTGCAGGATGGCCCGCAGGTCGATGTCATAGACAACACTCAGATCCAGTGTGCTCACGAACTGATACGACCCCGAGCTAACCGTCTCGCCGTAAAAGTCGATGTTTGACACCGCGTCCCAATCCGGGATGTCATCCACCAGGCCAGACACGCCCAGTGCTAGACCGCCCTCGTCGGAGCTGTAGATCATGTCCGTCCGCGCACCTTGAAACGGTGGGCTGTCGTCGTCTTCGCGATAGGTCTGCACCAATAGCGCATCTTGCGGTTCAGGCAGATCCACCACCACCGACGCAGTGCCGTCTGATTCGTTGCCGGTCGAGTCAACCGCACGGATGAAGTAGGTACCTTCAAGCAATGGCACGATCTTGCGGGTGCTGCTGCCTGCTACTGCTGGCACGATGTCATTGGCGCGGCCCCATGTGGCGTTGATTCCGATCTGCGGGGTGTGGCGGATGCGCACCTGACCACCCAGACGCACGTCAAGGTCAACAGCCTGCGGCCAGTACAGCTCAGCGTTCTTCTCGTCGATCGGTGCGATGAACAGATCAGGGATGGTGGCTGGTGGTGCTGTCTTGCCCAGCGCAAGGAAGGTCAATGTTGCAATGCCAGACCTGCGCAGCCCAGAACTAAGCGCCGTCAATTCAAACTCATACCGCCCCGCCGATGCATTGAGAATCTCGTGGTCTGGCGCCCGCGTGCTGACTGTGCTCCAGTTGCCACCATCAACGCGATAACGCAGCTCAAACCGTGCCGCGATTGGGTCAGGCTGCCAGCTAATGAGCACCTTGCTGTAGACCTGCCCGCCGCTTTCATACAGCAGTTCAGATGCCTGCAGTCCTGTTGGTGTGTTAGGCGTGCGGTCGAGAACCGTGATGTCACGCTGCTGCAGCGGCAGGTCGCGCTCGATGTAGTCGAACTTCGTGTTGTTGTAAGACAGCGCGGTGATGGCAAACAGGCCGCCGTCCTGCTCCTGCACTGACAACACACGCCACAGTGATGGCCGCAGGCTTGTGGTGCCGATCACCCATGGTGCACCGACAGGCGGCACAGCGTTCAAGCTGGTGGGCAGCGTCAGCGTGCTGCCGTTGAGTGCGGTGCCGGGTACATCTGCAATCGACTGCGTGGTGGCATCAGGCAACACCACGTTGAAGTCGAACTGTGCTGGCATCCCGTCGTAGAACATGTCTTCGGCTGAACGGTCGAGCTGCAGCGCTTGCGCCGTGCCACCTGTAACCCGACCAGCACGGAACCTGCCAGCACGCACAGGATCAGCGACGCGGATCACCATCCCAGGGCGCACCACCATGCCCTCAGCCGTTGATGTGGTGAAGCTACACACCTCCGTCTCATTCTGTTCGGAGTACAGCAGCCACTCGCCAACACGCCGCGCTTGTCCGCGACTTGTGCACGCGAATGCCGACACCTCGACTTTGACAACCCCGAACTTGCTAATTCCGATCGCGTCTTCGACCACCTCATAAGCAATGTCTCGCGTTTCTAGATCTAGGTAGCTGACGACCGCAACCGTGTGCCGCGTCTTTAAGCTGCTGCCGCTATAGGCGAACCCTTCCTCGGTCACGTTTGATTGCGTGAACACATAGCTAGGGTCAACCGGCCGGTCCTGCGCAATCGTCAGGCTGCCGGTGCTCCAATACGGCTGCGCCCTGAAGACCGAAGAAAGATCGTTGACCAGTTTGTAGGCCTCTTCCTGCGTCTGGATATTGACGTTGCAGGAGAACCGTGGCTCTTGACCGCCAAAGCCGTCAGGCACTAACGCTGAGGCGTATTGCGACGCGGCGAAGAAAGACCACTTGTCGAGCGTGCTATCGCTGATGTGATCACCAAAGCCGTACCGCTTCGACGTGAGTAGGTCCCACAGCACCCAAGCCGGGTCGCTGGTCCATTTGGCGCTTTGAAATGTGCCGTCCCAGACGCCTGCGTAAATCAATCGGCCTGTGGTCGCGTCAACCGTCGCGTTGCTGGGGATGCGCACCTTGATGCCACGCACCCGATACGACCGCGAGGGGATGCTGCTGAATTGTTCAGCGCTGATGGTCATCCCAATCACGGCGCTGTTGGGATATGCCGTCTTGGCGTAAATCAGTTCGGTGTAGCTTGCCCAGTAGATCTCATCCTGAATACTTTCCGATCCGCCACTAACAGGGGCATCATCCGTCAGCCGCACCACGCGCACACTGACCGGCGGCGCCTGCGTCAGGTCAACGCGGTAGCGTCGTTGATACAGGTCAGCCGAGCGACCAACGAAAGAGTCCTGGATGGCTGTTGTATAAGGTCCACCGTTGTACGAAACTTGAATCTGGAACTCAACCGTTGTGCCATCAACGTTGCCGTTACTCCTAAAGATCTGCAGCGCTGGTGCTGATAGTGTGACTCTGACGCCGTTGACGTTGACATCAGTAATCGTGCGCGTGACCGGCGATGCTTTCGTGACCTTTACGTTGACCGGCTCTTCACTTTGAACAGATGTGCCAACTTCAGTCAGATAGGTCTGGTTCTGCGTGCCAAGCCTGAAGCTGATTGTTGTGTACTCAAAGTTCAGATCAGCGCGGGTCAGTGTCGCCGCAGGATCTGCACCTTCGCGCAGCACAGGCGTGTTGTTGAAATAGATGTCCTTGAGCGCTGCGTTGTACCAAGCTGTGGTGCCGACCGTGTAGCCGCGCTGACTGGGGAATCCTTCAATCTCGCCTTCACTCAACAGGTCAATGACGCGGGCAAACTGCTTGGATTCAAGGTTGTCCTTGGCAACCGATGCACCAGAGACACCCCCGCCGCCACCTTTACCACCACCGCCGCCGCCGCCGCCGCCAATGATCAGGTCATCCATCAGACGGCCACCTCTTCAGTGTTGATGCCAGCCGAGATGGTCACGCTGCCGACAACAGTCTCGCCATAGATGATCGGTACGGGCACGCCTTGACGACTCACGTTCTGGATACCGCTGAAGCTGTAGGACTTGCGCGGGTCGTTCACGCTGTCAGTGCCTGCAGAAAGCTGCGGCGTAGGTGACAGCATCGAAGCAACACCGCCAAGCGCCAAGCTGACCCCAATGCCTACACCAATCGAGACGGCGGTCGGGCCGAGCGTTAACAAACCGCCCGCAAGCGCTGCACCGGGAGCAAACAGCAGCGAAAATGCCACCAGCGCGACGCCTGCCAAGATTCGCCCCACATCGCCAGCGCCCTGCACCACCGGCACGATGCGAATCGGCTCACCGCCTGTCACTGGATATTGCAGTTGTTCAGGATGCTCGCCAGCCTCAAGTTCAAACCGACCCACGCTCACCTTGTACTGATGCTCAACCATGTGGGCTTCGAGCTTGGGGAAGTTGGCCAGCAAAAAACGCACCGCCTCTGCAGGGGAGCTGACCGCCGCCTTAAACGAACGCTGTCCCAGGAACTTGGCCAGTGGCCCGTAAACCTTGATAACCCTCAGCATCACGCGCACCTGCTGGAGTGTCTGAGCACACGGCCCGTGTTCTTCTGATAATAGCCGCCGTAAATGTCTCGGGAACTAAGGCGGTGACGAATGTGATGCAAAATCATTTGCTCGCCAACGTAGACGGCAGCATGATTCAGGCCAGGTGAATCCATCGAGATCAGCAGCGCATCGCCCACCTGCACCTGATCATCAGGCACGATCACAAACCCGGTGTCGGTGAAGCACCGCTCAAACATCGGGTTGACGTTGAAGTCCGCTGGGTTGTGGGGCCGTTCCCAATCACGCAGCTCAAGGCCCCATGCCTCGGCATACCAGTCGCGCACCAACGTCCAACAGTCAGCCACGCCCCACACCCACTCGCGGCCAATCAATGGTGCCTTGTAGCCATTTGGCTTGTGCTCGCACCATGCCTTGGTGCCAGGGTTGACGATGAACCACGGCAGGCCGCTCTGCTCGCACGCCATGCGGTCAGCGTCACTGGGCTGCGCCGGAGTGGTCGGGTGGCTGTGGACGATCGCCACAATCTCGCCGGTATCTTCAGCCGCTGCGTAATCGTCAGGATCAAGGATAAAGAAATCTTTTGGTGTTGGCGCTAGGTTGCGGCACGGCCAGTAGCGTTTGCGGCCTTTGACCACCACCACCAACCCGCATGCCTCTCGCGGCGTTTCAGCCAGTGCATGGGTCAGCGCGTCATCCTTCCACGCCATCAGACAAACCCTCCAACGCCAGGAAACGAGCCGAACGGCAGCTCGGCGTTTTCGCCAAAGCGTGCCTTGCAACTGCTCAACCGTTTGCCGCACACATCCTGCAGTTGGCTGCCGGTGCCGTTCTGAATCCGTGGCTCGCCTGCACGGGAAACGCCAGCGGCCCACAACACCGTGCTTGCTGCGTTCAGGACCACTAGGTTGCCGTCGTTTTGGATCACGGCCCGATTGGCGTAACTACCTGCTGTACTGATCTGATAAACCGAAGACACAGTCACGAGAGTGCCATAGCCAACAGGGCTGCGGAACGGGTTGGTTGGGCTTGTCGTGATGGTGGCATTAAAAGTTTCATTCAGACGCCACAAGCCACTTGCGCTCACAACTGTTGCTGCAGCTCCTGTGCCACCTGTCTGACGCCATCTATTCGTTCCATCTGGATACAATGGCGCTTCGGCCGCTGGAATAACTTCACAAGTGGCTGATAATTGTAAAGTTATTGATCGGCTACCAACGTTGAACGTATAGTTAGCGGTTCGCACCGTGCCTGTTGCGTAAGTGTCGGCATCCCCCAAGATCTCGTGAAAGAACGCACCGTTGCGGCCTGCGCGAATGTCAGTAGGAAGCCAGTTAAGCCACGTGACACCCGTAGGTGTGCCAATATTTGCAGTATTTGTTGACCAAATAGCAGCGTTGTTGGCTGTGTAGAGCACCAGATTGCCATCACTTTGCATCGTCAAGCGATAGCCGCCTAGGTTGGCCGTATTGGCCTGCCATAGAAACCCTTGACTTACTTGCTGCGACTTGTCGCGAATGAATAGATCACCACGAGGCCCAAGCCGCGCCACATACCAGCGGTTCGCTGAGGTCAGCTGCTGCTCAAGGAAGATGCTTGAGCCTGCGTTCAACGTGGCAGTGCCTGCCGGAAAGTCTGGCGCTGGTGAGCTGCTCAGCGGCGTGTCGTTCTCGTCGAAATAGTTGGTGCCGGTGTAGCCGCACTCTGACCCGCGATATTTCCATTGGCAAATGTTTGCAATGCACTGCCGCTTGGGGGCTCGCACGCCTGCTAAGTCAAACGCAGCCGCCAACTCAAACTCCACAAAATCCCGCGTCTCGGTCACCTTACGATCAATGTAGTAGATCTCTTGCGGCGCTTCAGCGTTTGGGTCGGGTGTGCCGTATGGGTTCACGCCACCGTCAAAGTTGATCGGATCCAAGAAACGGCTGAGCGTGCGGATCCTGATGAACTTTGCACCGGTCAGGTCGTTGCCGATCGTGGTCTCGTTGACCGCAAACATGATTGCGGTAACCGTGCTCATCAGGTTGGCTACCCGGATCTTCGGCCGTGGCAGTTGCCCGTTGCCGCTGTACTCAAAGCCCTCGGCCACTACCGGCAGCGCGATGTATGGGTTGCCTTTCCAAACGATGTCGCCTGTGCCGGTCAGCTTGCCATTGGCGCCGTTGTGGAAGCGATAGATCTCGTTCGTGCCATGCACGGCTGCATTCAGGTGCAGCTCATAAAGGTCGATAATTGCAAACGGAGAGCTTTTGATCAGCTCCTCAAACATCATTGTCATATGTCAATCACCTGCCTGAAACGGGCACGAACAGTGTTCAGATTGCAAGCGACCAATTCACTGGTCCATTCGCTGCACACAAATGCCGACGTTGATCCATGCGGGGTGGTCCAGTTGAACTGCTCAACACCAGCGCGAGCGGTCAAGAAGCTGACAATCTCCGACCGTTCGGTGTCGGTGCGATTCTCGAACACCACGTCCCACTGTTTGAAGTCAGTCCGCAAGCCGTACCGAAGCCGCTGCTCGTAGCCGTCGCCAAACTTAACAGTCCGCACGTTTGGCTGACTGACCTGCGTCGCAGGGAAGCTCGGTATCCAGGTGAAGGTTGTAGCTGCCATGGGTTACGCCGCCAGCAGGCCGCCGGGCCGTTTTTGCTTGATCAATTCTGCCTGCACAGCACCAGCAACGGCGCGGCCCAAGGCAGCGCTCTGGCCTTGATCGCCTTGAACGCTGCTGCCGGTGGCATCCACATTGACCACCACATTGGTGGTGCCGCCGCCGCCAGCAACGCCAAGCCGGCCGTCGCTGCCACGCTTCAGCGGCATGATCGCCTCGGGGCCAGCCTCGCCCATCAGCCCGAAGCGACCAGCGCCGCCGCTTGCGAACGGGAACACGGTCGGGCGGGTAACCATGCCACCGTCAAACACGCCGCCATTGGCGAACAGACCACCGGGACTGAGCTTGACGGTTGATAGCGCATTAGCGCCACTCAAGAACCCACCACCTCCACCTGTCAGCAGGCTTTGGATCGCTTGCAAGATCGGCGCAATGATCAACATGCGCGTCACCATGCGAGTCAAATCCTCAACCACCGACAGTGCAAACTGCTTGAAGTTGAAGGAACCCGTCGTTGTCAAACTGACGATCGCATCCTCGAGGCCTTTGAACACATTGCCCGACAGGTTGCTGATGTTCTCGCGTAGCGTGCCGATGCTTTCTAGGTAACTGGAGATCCCATCACGGATGCCAGCCAGTGCGTTGTTCTGATCAGCTGCCGCATCAGATACTTGCAGCATTGCCAAGGCTGCATCGCGCGCTTCCATGCCGAGCTTGTCGTAAGCCTCGCGCAAAGCGTTCTGCTCTTCGATATTCAACTTGGCAGTCTCTGTGCTGCGCCGGTCTTGGATGTTTGCCCGCTGGTCAATGCTGAGCGCACCACGCAGATCCTGCGCCGCAGCAGCCTGTACTGCTCGCCGCTTCTCTGCATACTCAAGCTCGATCTTGCGGATCGGGTTAGTCTCTTTAAGAATCGCCAGCTCAGCTTGCGATTGTTTTAGAGCGTCGCGAGAATCAAGAAATGCCTCGCGTGCCCTTTTTGCTGCTTCTTCTTTTTCTTTAGATGATTTCTTTCGACGAGCTGCTGCATCAGTATCTAGACCACTTACATCAAGCACGCCGCCCTGCCTGGTTGGGATGTCGGGCACAGCCGGGACCATCGCCCCGAACATGCCGAATGCTTGATCCAGGGCGCCTGAGATCCCGCGGGTGATGCCGCTGACGATCTTGCCTTGGTTGAACGCTGCATCAATGCCAACGCCAAGGCCAGCAACCAATGC